CAAAAGCGGGACATATGAGGTTTACGGGCAACCGTTTACGGCGCTCTACTACCTCTCAGGCTTAGAGGAGTATAACGGACTTCCCTCTGGAAGAAAAGTTATCCTCAAAGGCAATGACGAGTATTTGTTCAGACCGACGGATGCTAACTGCGAAAAGCTTGACGGCGGTCAAATCATACAAATCATCAAGCGGTTCAATCACTGCATACCACATTCAATGAAAACTTCGATAGTATTCCGCAATCTTCACAAGAACGCGCTCTTCATCGAGGTTTACAACGACACAAGTGAGAAAAGCCTTATCAATAAAATTACTGATATTATGGGATGTACACTCAATTATGCGTTCAACTACAGAGACCAGTATATGAAGTTCATTGAGGCTTTGGAGAGCAATAAAATATAGGACTAACGTCTTATATTTTTGGGAATTATAAAACATATTTAGACATAAACAAGGAGATTATATGCCAGCACTTGAAGAAATAGTTGATTTAGAGGACATTTCCTTTAAGCCGGTTACAGAGATTGCTTTCATTATGAAGGGCGCACAAGCTGTTATCGGTACTCCCTTGTCCATAGCGGACTTCACCGAGTTATGGAGCTCAAAGAAAAGAAAGTTGAAAATTCCGACGGGCAAAGATAGCTACGCCTACATCGTTAAAAAGCGCGTAGACTTCTACCACATCAGCCCTATCAAAAAATAAACAACACAAAGCAAAAATATATTTCGAGAGGTAATAACAAGATGAAATATGATTTTTACGCTGCTGCTTGCCGCCATTGCGGAGGATACATAAAACTATGAAAGGTGTTAGCTTAAATGACAACATCCTTTATACGGTCAAAGAAGTAGCAGCACTCCTAAAAACAAACGTAGATTACGTTCACAAACTGAGAAAAGCTGGCTTGCTCCCATTCTTAAAACTTGGGCAGTACAAGGTCAGAAAAGAAGCTCTCGCAGATTTTTTAAGCCGTTATGAAGGAAAAGATTTAACTAACCCCTTTCTCATAAAGGAGTTAGATTACAATGGCGAAAATTAACGTAAGAGACAGAAACAAGAACACTGGACGACGACCTAATTGGGAGTATCGCTTTGAAATCGCAAGTATTGCTGGCAAGCGGCAAAGCGCCACCAAGTCTGGCTTCCGAACTAAAAAGGAAGCACTTGAGGCGGGCACAAAAGCCCTTGCTGAATACTATGCAAGCGGCGAACATTTCACTCCCTCTACGGTCAGCTTAAGTGATTATCTTGACTTCTGGCTTGAAAACTATGGTAGGAACCACTGGAAGGATACAACCTTGCAAGGGCGCACATATATCGTTGAACGAAATATAAAGCCTGTGCTTGGCAAGTACCGCCTGTCCTCTATCACACCGTCTGTTTTGCAGACATTTATCAACGGATTTAGGGATAAGTCAAAGTCGTACATCACCGGTGTTCTCGCAACAATTCACGTTGCGTTTCAGTGCGCAGTGTTCCCTTTTGGTTTTCTTAAGATTGATCCAGCCGTACACGTTACGCCACCATTATCTTCGACAATACCTATGACTACAGAAAGAACAACAATTACACAAGACGACTTCAAAAAAATAGCGGAAAAGTATCCATTTGGCACAACATACTATATCCCACTTATGCTGGGATGGCACTGCGGTCTACGCATCTCTGAAACGATGGGATTGACATGGGATTCGGTTGACTTTTTACAAAAAAGTGTTACAATAAATATACAGGTTAATCAGCTCGCTAACAAAGGCATTCCCAAGCGCAAGATGAGCGCACCGAAGTTTGGTTCAGTTAGAACGATACCACTCGATGACGAGATGCTGGAGGCTCTTAAAAAAGAGTATGACAGACAAACATACTTGCGTAATAATATGGGCGACTATTACCCAACCTACTCCTACGACAGCGGCTCTTACATCGTGGACGGCGGCGACACAATGAACTTTGTGTGTAGGAACAAGTACGGCGAGTGGATGAGTATGAGGAGTTTGAACCACGCCTTGGAAAAGATACGTTCGATACTTGGCAAGCGTGTTTCATACCACACATTCAGGCACACTCACGCAACGATACTTCTGGCGTGTGGAGTTAACCCGAAAGTCATCCAGCAAAGGCTCGGTCACCGCAAAATGTCCACCACTTTGGACGTTTACACCCACGCAACTTTGGAAGCGCAGGCAGATGCTATCAACAAAATCCAAAAATTCTTTCAAAGTGACGATAATTAGCGTGGACAAATCGTGGACAACAAAAATCAAACAATCAATATATAGTGTGAGATTAGTATTCAAAACACAATATATTGTATTAAAGAGGCAAAAATGAAGATATGTGCAGTAATTTGCGAATTAAAACTAAAATCACCTTGCAACATTTATAGACACTAAACATCATTTGTACAGCAGGCTTGAATAGTAAAAAATCACTTACTATCATCTACAAACACCAACAATTTCTTGCTGATACTTGTGCGGCGTGGACAAATCGTGGACAAATCCACCATCCGAACGCTGTAATGTTAGAAATTATCACCCGAATATGTAGTATTTGACAAGTACACTTCTCTGTGCTATACTATATAATAATGTGAAGCTTTTAGGACTACACAAAAAAGGAGAAAACTTAATATGACGTTGGCACTCATCGTGCTTATAGTCTTCTTGATTGTGTGGTTTAACCAATCCGCAAAAATCAAAGGAGATAAGTACACACATAGAAAGCGCACCATAACGAACGTTCAGTTGCAAGACGAACTCGGTGCGAAAAACTTCAAAAAAGTCATTGACGATTTAGCGGCTCTGCCCCCATCTCAAACTTTGGCTGGCGACAGCCTAATAGATGCAATTAAGAAGTTGTATCAAGAGTACGACTTACCAGACAGGCGCACTCCAGAGCAAAGAACCATAGACAGAGCAAAATATCTTGCGGCTATCGCCTCAGCAAGAGAAGACGAAGAATACCCGATTGATGACTCTAAACTTCCGCTTGTTGATAGGATTTGGCATTATCCATTTGATGCGCCGCTTATAGACCGCCCAGACCTTCTTGTTGGTACTCCTAACACCATTATTGAGGTGAGCGGTATTAAATATAAATATGACCACCGCGGCATCCCCACGAACTTGTATCAAGCAATACCCGCTAAGCTCGTTGGAGACTTAAAGGTTCTTCTTACTATGAGAGAGCTTGACGCGGCTGGATATAAATATAGCTGGAACAGACAGCCAGCAAATTGGCAGCGCGCTGAAATTGCCGCCGAACAATATAAGGAAACGAAAAAGAAGTACCCGTGGCTTTATAGATAATCAATCGCAGTGCTTAGGGTTGCATCCCATAGCAACTCTCATTGCGTCGGTCATTATCTTCCACTCGTCTTCGCTGATTATTATTGCCTTGCCTGAATTAGTTTGTACAGCATAGAAGTCCTCTCCCATCGACGCATTGTTTATAAAGTCGTCGGCACGGTCAAGAAATTCGTTTAGTTTAAGCTCTTTCATATAGCACCTCATTTGAAATTGTATATACATTATATAATATATAGGCGCAAAAGGCAAGGCAAAAGCCGCCGACAACGAAATTGTAATCGAAAACGGCAAAAATGTAAAAAAAATTTTTAGAAAATCGTCAAAAATCTCTTGACATTTTCTTTTTACTATGTTATTATAAAACATATTTAGACACATAATAGGATAAGTGCCGCCATTTTGCTGATGCGGCTTCCTTAATAAATATTATACGACATATTTAGACACTACTACGGAGAGAATAATGATTTACTTTATGTTAGGTCTTATGTGTGGGGCTTTGCTCGCCCTACTATACATAGATGGCGACCAGAGACCGCCAAGATATTAAAATACGGAGGGAACTATGCTAACTACTTGCATCATCATTGCTGCTTGGACAACGGGTATGCCTCTTTGGGCATCAATCACAACGACGGTAATTGCCAGCATACGATTTGTGTTCAAATGTATTGGCACCGGCATTAAGCTGAGCGACAAATAAATTTGAATAAAACTGATCTTTTATTGAGGTATAAATATGGACAAAAAGTTAACTTGCCCCTTTTGTGGCAGAGAAGTAAGAATTGTTGTCTGTGACGATGAAGGAAACATTCATCCAGACGAATACGAAGACGATCCGTGGAGCGGCTTGGGTTATATGTTAGTCCACGAAGAAGCCGACGGCGTTCAATGCCCCATCGCAACAGAGCCAGACGAGCCGTTAGGTCGCTTGATTTACGACTCTCGCGAAGAAGCGGCTGATATATGGAACAAACGAACACCAACATCTTAAAGAGAGGTACCTACCCTATGGATAAGCAAGAACTATTAAATAAGAAATCCGAGCTTGAAAAAGAGCTTGGTCAAGTCAATAAAGAACTGTGGGATTACGACGTTAAGCAACTCGCAGAACAATACAAAGACAAATTCACTTGTGAGTTTTGCAGATACAATGCTGTTTATGGCTTCTCTGGTGATGGATGGCACAATATGTGCGGAGCAGATAACTGCACGTGCTGCCACGGTTACTGCGATAAGTATAAGCCAGACAATGCAGCGACGCTCAAGATTAAGCAATCAGGAAAGCAAGACGGTTTGTTGAGACCGAAGAACACGAATGGCTACGGTCAAATAGACAAAGATGACAAAGATGCCCTTGAAGAACTTGGCGCACGCATCTTCGTAGACGAACCTACCGAATACACAATGAAAATGCTGGATTTGTTTTTGGAGAACCGCAAATGAGCAAGACACTTATCGTTAATCTCTTCGGCGTTCCGGGGGCTGGCAAAAGCACGGGCGCCGCATATATCTTCTCCTGCATAAAAATGGCAGGAGTTAATGCAGAACTCATAACCGAGTACGCAAAAGATAAGGTTTGGGAACGCAACGATGAAGCGTTCCGCAACCAAGCATACATATTTGGCGAACAATCTTACAGGATAAGCCGCTGTGCTGGTAAGGTAGATGTTATCGTAACCGACAGCCCGCTCCCTTTAAGTGTAATGTACAACAACGACGAACGACTTACAGAAAACTTTAACAAAGCTGTAATGGATGTGTTCAACACCTACGACAACCTCAACTACCTCTTGCTGAGAGTTAAGCCGTACAATCCCGTTGGACGCAAGCAAACTGAAGCCGAGTCTGATGCACTTGGCGCGTCGGTAATCTCGCTTCTGGAAGACAGAAACATCCTCTACCGCTCTATTGAGGGCGATGTTAAAGGATACGACGAGATTGTTCGAGAAATTCTTTTAAGGATAAACGGAGAAAAAGTTATGAACGACATCACAGAGTTCAGAGGAAACAATTACTACCTAAGCAACTTCTACGAAAGAGACGTTACCTGTTTCGGTCTTACATTTAAGAATAATGAAGCGGCGTTCCACGCAATGAAGTGTCCCGAAAGAGCAAGCGAGTTTTGCGACCTCGACCCGTCGGCGGCAAAGAAACTTGGGCGACACGTCCAACTTCGTTCCGACTGGGAGCAAGTCAAAGAAGACATCATGCTCGAGGTTTGCCGCGCTAAGTTTATGCAACATCCTGACCTAAAAGAAAAACTACTCTCCACTGGTTCCGTACAACTCATCGAGGGTAACGATTGGAACGACAGAGAATGGGGTGTATGCAACGGTGAGGGCAAAAACAAGCTCGGAAAAATTCTTATGCGAATCAGAGAGGAACTTTCAAATGCGTAGCACAAAGAAGATTACTGCGAGAGACGCCGGATGGGACGCTCGCCTTGATAGCGTTACCCCATCGCTGAAAAGAACAGCAAGACGACAGCTTAACCATAAATTGCGGCAACAGCAAAAACTTGAGCTTCGTAATATGTCGGAAATATGCGTTTGTTGCGGAGCTCCTCTTGGCGACGCCGAACTTGGAAAGATGATCTGTAGCGAATGTAGTAAATCTGACACATAATTTTTTATCATTATAAAACATATTTAGACACAAGGAAACAATATGACAAACAAAGAAACATTCCTCGCTATCTGTAAAGAAGATATCAAGCGAGACGGTATAAACGATTTATTGAAGTGGCTTGAAGACAGCGACTTCTTCACTGCTCCAGCAAGCACAAGATTTCACGGAAACTATGAAGGCGGTTTGTGCGAGCACTCGCTAAACGTTCATAGAGAATTGGCAAGGCTGAACGACATCTACCAACTCGGCTATTCAAAAGAAACAATTGCAATCACCGCTCTCTTCCATGACCTTTGCAAGGTTAATTACTATAAGCGCGGAACACGAAATGTCAAAGACGAAAACGGCAACTGGGTTGTCAAGGAAGTCTACGAAGTTGACGAGAGAGTTCCACTTGGTCACGGTGAAAAGAGCTGCATCATTTTGCAGTGGTACATAAAGCTTTCACTTGAAGAATTACTCGCTATACGTTGGCACATGGGCGGCTTCGATTCCGCCACCAAGGGCGGCGATTACAGCTTGAGCAAGGCACAAGATAACTCGAAACTCGTAACGTTAATCAGCGTCGCTGATTTGTTAGCATCAAACCTATTTGAAGAAACAAAAAAATAAGGAGATAAATTATGGACGAAATGTTGGAAAATTTCAGACGCCATCTTGATAGATGCGTTGTCAACGAAATCCTCAAAACCCCAAGCTACACTGTACCCATTGGCGTAATAGGACTTGACCTTGCCGACAAGACAAGAAACATGAGGGTTATCTTTAACGACCCTACCACCATCTTAATTGTCGGCAACAAGAAGTACATTTCAAAGGCACACGATGAAAAGTTCGACGAAGAAAAAGGACTACTTATGTGTCTTGCCAAGGCGAGCGGTTATACTCACGCAAACCTTAAAAAGTTGCTTGCCAATGCACAACGCCAAACCAAGAAAAAATAATTTAAGGAGGCAAAAATGCCAGATACAGAAAAGTTAAACATTCATCAAAAGATTTTGAAGATTGCCGATGCTGCCGGTGTGCTTCAAAAAACAAAAGCGGGCTTTAACTACAGGTATGTACCCGAAGAGGAAATTCAAGCAAAAGTTACGGCTTGTATGCAGAAGTACGGAGTTATGCTCTACCCTTCCATCGTGCCAGGAACTTTGACCGTAGAACCCTATACATACCAAAAACCTAAAACGAAAAAAGGAAAAGATGACAAAGGCAAGGACATCATCATCGACTATACAGTTCCCGTTAACGAAGTCATCGTAAAAGCAGAAGTCGTTTATACGTGGGTTAACACAGACGACCCAAACGATAAATTTGAATGCAGATGGGCTTACATCGGGCAAATGGAAGACGCGGCACAAGCATTCGGCGCGGGCGCAACATACGGCAACAGATATTATCTGATGAAAGCATTGCAACTCGCAACAACTGAAGACGATCCCGACGAGTACAGAAGCAAGCAGAAAGAAGCCGAAAATTACGATTTGGAAAAGGGACAAAAAGCTGCGGCTGAAGAACTTGCAAAAGCTGTTAAAGAAGTTGTCAGCAAAGGCTCGGAGCTCATAAAGAAAGGATTTGTCCGCGAAGATGTTATGGCTGTTGTAGGAAAACTCAACGACGGCAACTCGAACCCTTCAAGCATTAAGACGCTTGAAATATGCGCGGCGGTTATGGAAGAGTTTAAGAAACTCGAAGCATCCAAAGACGATAAAAAGTCAGGCAAACCAAAAGGAGAAACAAAATGATTTTTAACGAAAATAAAATCTACGCAAAGGTATGGAAAGTAACGCCGTCCGAAAACGGTAAATATGTCGATCTGCAAATCACAACATCGGAAAAAGACAGCGACGGCAACTACGTCAACTCGTCGTGGTTCCCTCGCGTTATCGGCAAAGCGGTCAATACTCTCAAAGGATTAAAACGCGAAGACCGCATCATCATCACAAAATCGAAATTTACGAACGAGCGCAAGGATACAGAGAACGGCAAAAAATCCTTCTTCCGCTTCCTCATTCTCGAAGCAGAAATCGAAGGCAGCGAAAGAGCCGGCGGCAACACTCCCGCAAAAGAAGCTAAAAAGAACGATAAGCCGCAAGACGAACCAAGTACCGCGGCGGCTGAGGACGCTTGCCCTTGGTAAGCGGCGAGCCAAGAAAAGAACGGTATAGCTTTTCAAAGTTGTCGGCATTTCATACTTGTAAATACGGTTACAAGTTGACATACATAGACCACAAAAAAGGAATTGGAAATTGCTTCAGTTCCTATGGTCTTGAAGTCCATTCCATTATGGAAAGGTACGCAAAAGGTGAGCTTTCACTTTGGGATTTGGTTGGAATATATGAGTGGGAATTTGACGCGGCGGTGCCCGAAAAGTTCCCCTCCACCAAATATTGCAAAGATATGCGTAAGCTGTACTACGACCAAGGACTTGAATATCTTAAGAATTTTGCAGGATATGACGACAGAAAAATTTTAGAAGTCGAATCTCAATTCGATTTAGAAATTGATGATTGGATTTTTAATGGAATAATCGACTTAGTTTTTGAAGACAAAGATGGAAAACTTATAATACAAGACTATAAATCCAAGAGTTCTTTCAAAAATAAACGCGAGCAAGCGGAATACGCAAGGCAATTATATCTTTACGCATTGTATGTGAAGCAAAAGTATGGTAGATACCCAGATACACTTCGCTTTATGCTGATAAGGAAAAATAAAGCCATTGATATACCGTTCGTCGAAGCCGACTTAAACGAAGCGTTAAGTTGGGCGAAAGAGACGGTGAAAGAAATCCGTGAGTGTTGGGATTTCACACCGACGTGCGACGAGTTCTTTAGCGAGAACTTGTGTAATCATCGCGAATATTGCGAGAGCAAAATATAACATTGGAGGTATAGGCTTATTCTTGTCGAGAAAGAACAAATCATAAAAGCAAAGACAAAACTCGGCGAACGAAACGCCGAAATAATTGCGAACCTATTAAACCTCGAAAAGTACGATGCTGTAAATAAAAAAGCACTATGCCCGTGGCATTTGGAAGACTCACCGAGTTTCATATATAACCCAAAGACGTTCAGTTTTCACTGTTTCGGTTGTGGGAGGAATACAGACATCATCGATGCGTACACACACACGGGAATGACATATCTCGAAGCACTGCAAAAACTTTTTGAGGAAGCCAAAATCCCTATCTCTTTTGGAGAAAAGGGCGTAAGAACAAAGTATCAGTACAGATACCCGAAAGAAGAACCGTTGAACGACAAAGAACACGTCTATACATATTTGGCTCAACGGCACATATCAAAAGAAACGGTAGATGCGGTTGACGTAAGAGAAGACGCACACGGAAATATTGTCTTTAATTATTACGATACAAACGATGTGCTCTGTACAGTCAAGTACAGACCTTCGCATAAAATCGATAAGACACGTGGCGATATAAAGGCTTGGTGTCAGAAAGACGCCGACGTCACTCCACTATTGTTTAATATGAATAGAGTAAACACAACCTCTCCCCTATTGATTTGCGAGGGCGAAATTGATTGCATGGCTGCTATCGAAGCAGGCTTCACAAATGCAGTATCCGTCCCACTTGGCGCGAACAATTATGGCTGGATTGAGGAAAACTTTGACTGGCTCGAGCAATTCGATAACATCATCATATGTTCGGATAACGACGAAGCTGGTATTAAAATGCAAAAAGAATGCGTCTTCCGTCTCGGTTCTTGGAGAACAAAGTTTATTGATATACCTCCGTTTCATTATGATGCGGAACAAGATAAGAAGTTCCCAATGAAAGATATCAATCATGTTCTTTACTATGAGGGTAAAGACGCGGTTCTCGAACTCATACATAACGCGAAAGACTCTCCTGTTGATAGCGTCGCAGATTTTGCCGACATTACGAACATAGACCTCGACCAAATTGACGGAATAAAAACAGGCATACCAGAACTCGATAAGCGTTTAATGAAGTTGTTCTACGGAACATTCACTATCGTAACGGGCGTTAACGGTTCTGGCAAATCTTCGTTCCTGTCGCAACTTGTGTGCAATGCGATAGACGAAGATAAGAATGCGTTTCTCTATTCTGGTGAGTTGCCAAACTTCCAAAGTAAAAACTGGATTAACTACATTCTCGCCGGTCAACGTAACGTTCGAGAATATAGTTTCAACGGAGCAACTTACTGGAAAGTAACACCAGATGCACAAAAGAAAATGAACGAACATTATCGCGGCAAACTCTTTATTTACAAGGACGGCTATGATCACAAAGTAGACTCCATTCTAAAATCTATGGAAGACTCCACAAGAAAATATGGATGCAAGCTACATATCATAGACAACTTGACGTCAGTAAACCTCGAAGCAAACGAGCAGAACAAGTATCAAAAGCAAGAAGAATTTGTTACACGGCTCATAGATTTTGCAAAGAAATATAATGTCGCGGTTCTCTTGGTTGTGCATCCACACAAAATCGAGCAAATGCGTAGGCTCAACAAAATGGACATTCAGGGTATATCGGCAATTATCGATTTAGCCCACAGAATTTTAAGTTTGTATAGAGTTACGCAAGAAGATAGGCGCGGCGTTCCAAATAAGCGCGGCGGCTGGTACAAAGAGCCAATTAAGTTCGATGTCTTATGTGACATCTTAAAAGATAGATTACTTGGCTTCGAGGGCAGTTCCGCCGGTTTGTATTATGACAAACCATCAAGACGCTTCTTTGTTGACGAAGAGTCTCTCGATAAACGATATGGTTGGGATGACGAAGAGTACGCTGGCGCACTCCCCTTCCCACCGCCTCAACTTTATCAGCAAGATGAAGAAGAGATTTATGGACACATTTCTGGAGAAGGCTAATGAAAGTATTTCAAAACTACCATCGTCATGCGATGTACACAAACGTAAGAATATCCGACTCGGCGGTAACCCCAAAGGATTACGCCGAGAGAGCGAAAGCTCTTGGGCACGGTATCCTATCATCTGCTGAACACGGATGGCAAGGTAACTACTTTGAAACGGTTCGGCTTGCAAAAGAATACGGTCTCAAACCACTTATAGGTGCCGAGGCATACTGGGTAAAAGACAGGACAGAAAAAGACAGAACAAATTGCCACATCTTCTTGGGAGCTAAAAACGAATGCGGCAGACAAGCATTGAACGATGTTTTGTCCGAGGCAAACCTCACAGGTTTCTATGGACAGCCGAGACTTGATGTACCACTGCTCCTCTCGCTTCCAAAAGACGACTTGATTGTAACAACGGCTTGTATAGCATATTGGCGTTATGAAGATATCGAAGATATAACCGCCGCCCTTGCAAAGCATTTCGGCAAAAATTTCTTCCTTGAAGTTCAGTATCACAACACAGAGTCTCAGCGCGAACTCAACAAAAGAATATTGCGCTTACATAACGAATTGAAGATACCTCTTATTATGGGGTGCGACAGTCACTACATAGGCGCAGACCAAGGTCAAACAAGAACCGACTTCCTCGTATCGAAAGGGTTAACATACCCAGACGAGGAAGGATGGTTCCTTGACTATCCAGACGGCGACACAGCATACGAAAGGTTTGCTAACCAATGCGTGTTAAGTCACAACGAAATTAACGACGCTATGGACAATACAGGCGTCTTCCTTGAAGTTGAAGAATATGACAGTCCTATCTTCAACACCGATATTAAGATGCCCTCTCTCTTCCCTTCCTTGTCTCAAGAAGAAAAAAATGAAAAGTACAAGAGCTTGGTATGGAGCGGCTGGGAAGAATATAAGACACAGGTTCCAGAAGAAAAATGGGCTTTGTACGAGTCGGAAATTGAGAAAGAAATTAAGACCGTCGAAGATACCAAAATGGCTGAC